TGAGTAATTTAAACATTATTAAACTATTATTATTATATTAGTAGAATATTAATATTCTTTTATAAATTATATTAATATAATAGTAAACATAAATAGTAAACATAAATAGTAAACATAAATAGTAAAAATAAGCATAAGAACTATTTAGTAATTACTAAATAGTTTTCTTTCATTTAAAATAGAGTTATTTAGTAGTTTTTGAGAATAATATAATCTTATTTTTTTATAACAATATTATAATATGCTTCAACTAAATCCGGCTCCACTTGATTCTGAAAATTCCAATTTATTAGAATCAAAATTATCTAAAAATTCTAATAGAACATTAAAAAATAAAAAATCAGTAGACTTTAGCAGTACTAATATTTCTAATGTTAAAAACAATGATAATGATTCTACAAAAAATAAAATAACAACTTTAGGAAATTTAATGTCAAAGATTCATGAAAATAATGAGGAAGACGACGAATATAGTAATAATAATAACTACAGCGCAAATGTTATTGATGAAAGTATTAGCAAATCATTAACAAGTAGTTTAAATAGCGAACTAGAGAAAATTCAAAAAATGAGACAATCAGGAAATAATATACCACATAATGTCTTTTTTAATAACAATGAATTAAATAATAGTCCAGTTCAGAGTCCTAATCAAAATATAGGAGAAAATTCCATACAAAATCCTACAAACAATAATAAATCCTTTAGTTCAAACTTATTAGGAGATATAGCAAAAACTGGCGATTTCTCAAATTTTAATGACAGTTATAATTTAAAATATAATCCGTCTTCACAAAATGCTAATTCAATAAATTTTGATAATAATAAACTCTTATCAAAACTGGAATATATAATTCATTTGCTAGAAGAACAACATAATGAAAAAACAAATTATATTACAGAAGAACTAATATTATATTTGTTTTTAGGAATATTTATTTTGTTTGTATTAGATTCCTTTGCTAGGGCAAGTAAATATGTTAGGTAATAGTTTTAAATAATAAAAGTGTAACTACTTAAATACTAATTAAAACTATTTAGAGCTATTTTATTAATTATTATGATAAACAATAAAATAGTCTTATGACATTGGTAAAAGAATATTTGGAATTGACAAAACACTATAAAGTAATTTATGGCGCAAAAACATTAGTATTAATGGAAGTAGGCAGTTTTTACGAATGTTATGCTATTAAAAAAGCCGAAGGACTATATGAAGGAAGTGATATATTAGATTTTACACAAATTAACGATATGATAATTGCTAATAAGAACTCATATGTTGATGAAAGTAATGTTGTAATGGCTGGATTTGGAATAATTCAATTAGACAAATATGTTAGAAAAATGTTGCTTCATGGATACACAATAGTTGTGTATATTCAAGATAAACAAACTAGTAAAACGACTCGCAGTTTGGGTTGTATATATTCACCTGGAACATATTTTGATAATAATGACTACTATAGTCATTCTGGAACAAATGTTACTGACTATTTAACAAATAATACAATGTGTATATGGATACATTATAGCAAAAAAAACAGAATTGTTAAAGAAGAAATGATTACAATTGGATTAACATTAATAGATATTATTACGGGGAAACTTATAAGCTATGAATATGCTATTAATTATATTAATAGCCCAACAACCTACGACCAACTAGAGAAATACATTTCAATTTATAATCCATGCGAACTAATTATTATTACTAATACTAGTCAAAATACTAATTTTATTGATGATGTTATTAGTTATGCCAATATTAATTCGGCAAAAATTCACAAGGTTTATTTAGTTGAAGATGAAGACTTTAGAGAGACTGCTACTGCTACCACGACTGCGATTGTAACTAGTTTTGAGACTATTGCAAAAAATTGTGAAAAACAGTTATATCAAGAAACATTAATAGATAAAATATATGGTGATGGTTCTTATAGGGGCAAATCAGAATTTCAAAATTATAGTATTGCTAATCAAAGCTTGTGTTTTTTGTTAGTATTTATTGAAAAACATAATCCAGCATTAATTAAAGCGATTGACTATCCGCATTTTGAAAATATTAATAGTCAATTAATTTTGGCAAACCATTCTCTCAAACAATTAAATATGATAAGCGACCAGCGCTATAATGGCAAATTAGGTTGTGTAGCTAATTTTTTAAATAACACACTTACTAACGCTGGTCGGCGCAAATTTGCCTATGATTTATTACATCCAATCAATACTATTGCAACTTTAAACGCAAGTTATGATGTAACACAAGAATTAATAGACACAAAATTTTATAAAATTATTAGCATTTATTTATTAAATGTGAGAGATATTGAGAAGTTTGAGCGAAGACTTATGATGTATAAGTTAGACCCAAAAGACTTTGGGACTTTATATGCAAATCTCTCTAATATTTCAATATTATTTGAAAAAATAAGCACTTCTAAATCTAATGTATTACTTTATTCATACATTTCTAGTCTAGTAAATGGCAACATTTACGATTTTGCAAGCTTCCTAAATAGTTATATTGAAAAAGTATTTGATTTAACTAAACTTGCCAATATTACATGCGATAAGTTTTCTAGTTATAGCTTAGTTGAGCTCGACTTTATTAGTAAAAATTATAATAAGAAACTGGATAAACTGTTTAAAAACAGTTTTGATTCACGAGAACAATTAGACGCAATTGTTAATTTTTTATCAGAATTGTTGAGAGATTATGAAAAACCAAAGTCAGGGCAAAATGTAAAAAGTGCGAAGGCAAAAAATGCTAAGAAAACATTAGTCAACGAATACAATAATAGTAACATTAACATAGATGATGATGAAGTAACATATATTCATAATAGTGATTTGTTAAATAATCCAAAAACAACTCTTGAATTAGGAGATGATGATGCCTGTTCATTAGGCTATAATTATGTTAAAATTCATGAAACATCCAAAAGCGATGCCTTATTGATTATTACAAAACGCCGTTCCTCATTATTAAAAACTATAATTAGCAACCTTATTGCAAAGTCTGGACCAAAATATAGTATATGTTATAATTCAAAATATAGCAAATGCAATGAAATTATTGAACTGGACTTAACGCTTATTGATTTTAAAAGCCACGGTTCAAATAATAGTAACAATATAATAATATCAAGCCAAATTAGCACATTAACTCATGCTATTCAAAACTCGAGAGATTGGCTACTTGACGAACTAGGCGCTACTTATAAAACTATTATGTGTGAGTTTAATAATTTAACAGCGGAATATTACAAAACTAATTATAAAAACGATGCTTTAGAAAACACAAAAACGTCACTACTTGGAACAATCTCTCAGTTTGTGGCGCTAAGTGATGTATGTTATGTAAAGGCTTATAATGCGTTAAAATACAATTATTGTAAACCGCAAATTGTGAACGAACCTACAATAAACGCAAAGTCATATGTTAATTTTAAAAAGCTTAGACACTGTTTAATAGAGCATTTAAATGCTAATGAATTATATGTAACAAACGATTTAGAATTAGGAACGGCAAAAAATGGAATTTTATTATATGGCACAAACGCGGTTGGAAAAACAAGTTTTATTAAGTCAATTGGTATAGCCATTATAATGGCTCAAGCTGGAATGTATGTTCCATGTGAAGAATTTATATATTATCCATATGAATATTTATTTACACGCATTTTGGGAAATGATAATATTTTTAAAGGTCTCTCTACTTTTGCGGTAGAAATGTGTGAATTGCGAACTATTATGAAAAATGCTACACGTAATAGTATTATTTTAGGTGACGAATTATGTAGTGGAACAGAAACTACATCAGCATTAAGTATTTTTGTCGCAAGTTTAGAGAGATTACACGCAATTCAAAGCACCTTTTTATTTGCGACACATTTTCATGAAATATTGGAATATGAAGAAATTAAAAGTCTTGACAAACTTAACGCATATCATATGTGTGTACTATTTGACCGTGAAAAAAACACGCTTGTTTATGATAGAAAGCTACGAGAAGGACATGGCGAGTCAATGTATGGACTAGAAGTATGTAAATCGCTAGCTTTACCTGATGATTTTATTGAACGCGCGTATGCTATTCGTAATAAATATAATAAAAAACATATTAGTGTATTAGAGGCAAAAAAAAGTCGCTATAATGCAAATAAACTGCGCGGTCAATGTGAATTATGTAGTAACCATGAGGGGACAGAAGTTCATCATTTACAGTTTCAAAAAAACGCAAAGCATGGAATAATTAATGGCGAATTTAATAAAAATCATAAAGCCAATTTAATAAATATATGTACGAGCTGTCATGACAAAATCCATAGTTTAAACAGCGAATTTAGAATTACAAAAACGAGCGATGGTTATAAATTGCTTCCATTGTAAAATATTATATATAATATATTATAAAATGGAGAAACCAAAATCTCCAAAATCTCCAAAATCTCCAAACTCTCCAAACTCTCCAAACTCTCCAAACTCTCCAAACTCTCCAAAATCTCCAAAATCTCCAAAATCACCAAAAAAACAAGAAGCCACATACATTATTGACGCACATGGAACTATGCTTACAACAAACTTTGGTGACAGTGATAGTCCTATAGTAACAAAAAAGTATCATGCTATTACTATACCACAAGATATGGAAATATATACATTTAATGATTTAGGAAAGTGTGTAGCACCTAGTAATGGAGAATCTAATATGATATGTAAAACTGATTTAGATAAATATAAAACAAGGCTAATAAAGTCTATTACGCCTGCGTTTAAATTTATTCATGAATATGGAAAAGAAAACAAATTTCCTGAACTATTTTTAACACCAGACAAAGCAACACCAGTTCAATTTTATAGTGGTATAACACATTGTATTCCAGAAAACCTTAGAACTAGTGGTTCAAGAGAAAAAGAACTTATATATAATATTGATGCTAAAAATACAAAAAATTGTGAATATGCTTCAATTGTTTCTAATTCTATATGTACTCCTTATAATTGTCATAAGACATACAGCACCTATTATAAAGAACAATTAATGGGATACAAATATGACCCAAGTGCTCCTTATCATAGTATTAATAAATGTGGTCCAATTTTGCTAAGCGAAGCTCTAGCTATTATTCAAGCACATTGTGAAATATACTATGGTTCCACTTGTGTCATAAAAATTTATATAATTGCATGTTTGACAGAAACAGATTTACTAAGCTTACGCGAGGGTTCCAAGGCTTTATATTTATATACAGCAAATGAATTGAAGCACGACCATCCCATGTTTTCTAGTGCAAATGCTTTATTTAATATTGCTCCTGATACACTAAATAGCGAAGAAAAGACTTACATAAAGAAGTTAATTGTTTCTGCTGATTTACATCTTATTAAACCCACTGTTAGTGAGGAAGAGAAACAGAAAAAAAAACAGAAACAAATTAACTTAATGGAACATTATTATGAAGTCAGCAAACATAATACATTTAATAAAGTTAACTTTCAGAATGTTGTAGAAAGTTTAGATGACTTTAAAGCTATTATGCTAACAAAGCCATCCTTTACCATACATATATATATGTATAGAAATAAAGAATTTCGTATTAAAACTTTTAATGGCGCATTTATAGAGTTTAATAAACTAGAAGTAACTAAACCAGAACTAACTAAAAAATTAGAAGCTACTTCTAGAGGACGCATTAAACAGAAACTAGATAATTATGTAAGAAATGCATTATATAAATTTGATAATGCTGAGGATGCTGATAATGATGATGATTTATATTCGACCCATGACTTTACTAATACTAATGAACTTGATATTTTACCTAGAATCAATGAAATTAACTTAGCATTTCCATTTAATATTACAAGTCCATTTGATTTAAGTGATGTAATATATAAACAATTAAAAGAATTAATACAACTCACACAACAAAAACAGGCTCGTGGTCCTCAGTATCGCAAAAAAACATTAAGGAAAAAACGCAAAAAACCAAAAAAAAATAATACACTAAGAAATTAGGAAATTACTTACTTACTTACTTAGCTTAGTCTTCGAGACATACTTTTTGACATCTAGGAAGTTTAACCTTAGTATGCTTTTCAATAGTAGCAATTTGTGCGTTATTAGGTGCTTCTTTGTTTGCTTCCCATCGTGCTAACATTTGTGGAGATACTCCAATAAGGGCAGCAAATTGCTTCTGATTTTTTAATTGACTTAATCTGGCTTGAGAGATTAATTGTCCGAGCTGTTTAGGAGCATCCATAACGATTACTTCTGGAATATGTGGTTTTTTAAATGTTACCTTTTTTGCATTATTGCTTGGTATAGCAGTTGTAAACCTAACACTATTCCAATCTTGATGCTGTATCATATTTTATATTATAATATTATAAGTTATTATAAAATAATATAACAAATTAAAACAATTCAATTTTATATAATATATTTTATAATATTATAGTATACAACATGGCAAGCAAATTTGTAAAGATGACACAAACAATTGTTTTTATTGTTATTGCGATAGTAGTAAGTATAATATTATTAAGTTATTTCAACATCAATATGACATCTAATGACACATTAAAATTAAACAGATTTGCTGTTTTTGAAGGATTTGAAGAGCAACAAGAAAAAGAAAAGAAAAAAACTAATCTAATTATACAATAAATACACTAATACACTAATACACTAATATACTAATACACTAATACACTAATACACTAATACACTAATACACTAATACACTAATACACTAATACACTAATGCATATTTTCATATTTTCATATTTTCATATTTTCATATTTTCATATTTTCATATTTATTGTTTTATATTATTTTTAAAAATTGAAATATAAAACTATTATATTTTAATAATATAATATAATAGTTTACTATGATTATTCCAGTAAAATGTTTCACATGTGGTAAAGTATTAGGTAATAAATATAGATATTATCAACGCGAAGTTCAAAAACGCAAAATAGATAAATCACTTGAACTTGATAAAGTAGTATATTTAACAAAAAATTTTATGGATAAAACACCAGAAGGAGAAGTGCTTGACCTTCTTAATTTAAAAAAAAGTTGTTGTCGCAGACATATGATAACACATGTTGATATTGAGTAATGTTTTGAGTAATGTTTTAAATAATGTTTAAGTAATTTTCTGTAATATTTGTTCATAATAGTCTTGTTTTTTTTTCTTTTTTCCATTTTCATCACACAATGCAATACCTAATTGCTCTGCTATTTTTGTCAAGTCGTCAAGTTTATAGCTTGAAAATGCTTTTAATGGTTTCTCAATATTTTCGATATAAAAATAAGTGGTTAAATATTTTTGCAGACCATCTTCACTAAGCGATTCGTTTAATAGCTCAACATCAAAATTATTAAATTGTGCACTCATTTTTTCATTTGATAATTGCAAGACTTTATAATTTTGTAAATTATAAACTTTTTCATCGTTATTGCTACATAAAACACAATATGTGTTATTGGTTCTTATAATTATTACATTTATTAAATATAATATACACAATGCATGAAATGTTTTAAAACTGATTTTTTCATTATTAGTCAAATCGTCTTCCACAAATAATTTACTTATTTTGAAGTGTTTTAAGCTATTTTTTTGACTTCGCAGTTTTTCAACCATACTAAATTTAAAGTCTTTCATAACTTTAAAGGAATTAATATTTTCCAAATCACTATCATTAAAATTGTTAATAATTTTGTAAAATAACCAAAATAATTTATCTTGAAAATTTTTATGATTTGTGATTTTAAACGGCTCATTGTATTTGCTATATTTTTTACTATAGTTTATTTTAACTTTACTCATTGGAATATTAGGAACTATTGACATATTATACTTTTTATTATAATTAGAATTGCTTGAATTAACAGTTGAATTAACAGTTGAATTAACCACTGAATTAACACTAGAAGTATTACTATTTGAGTGCGTATTTGATTTTTTTAAATCATATAACATGTATTGTGTTAACTCTTCTAATTTAATAGGAGTGTACAATTTTTCTTTAGAATGTAACATTAGTTACACTATTACTGATAATATCTTTATTATCTTTAAAATAAATTGTTTCCAAATCTTTTTTCAATTTTTCATCTTTATTAATATCGGTTTCTTGTTTTTTAACAAAGTTAATATAGTCTTGGATTTCATTATACGTAGCTATTGTTATTTTATTAAGATTTACAAAAATACCATTATTATTTTCATTTAAATAAATAGCATTTAATTTTAATATTTTAGCTATTTCAATATGATGTATTTTATCAAGCGGTTCAATAATTTTACACAATTTGTCTAGATCGTTGGGATGAATATTGTTTTCTTCATTTAAAGCCATTTCTAATAATAATCCTTTAAATAGCTTTAAATAGTATTAAATTAGGTAAATAAATTATAAAATTTTATAAATTGGTTTAAATAATTTATAATATTATATATGTGTTGGAACGAAACAGTATCATTAAATACTTTTTTATTTAGTTTTTCGCAATAAATTTTGCATATTTTAATAGTATAATCAATATCTATAGCTATTTCAAAAATATTTCATTTACTTCAATGCAATTATTAGAATATTTTGCTTGGAAACATTTAAATAATAAAAAATATAATAGATTATTATCACAGTTAGGTTTATTTCTTATATTTATACAACCATTCTTAGTTCGAACGCTTTATAAGTTAACAATAAACAATAAACAATAAACAATAAACAGTAAAGTTTAAAATAGCTAAGCGCTATTTTTTTTCACTCTTATTCCACCTTTTCTTGTTTTTAGTTTAATTTTTTCACCTCCAATAGTTTGTTCTATAGTAGAGTCCAAATCTTCTTCCACTTCTAACCCATAATCGCCTTCTAGCTCTTTTTTTAATGTCCCGTAATTATTAATATTAATTAATTCAGCAATTACACTAATAAATTTATCATTTAATTCATAGCGTTGTCCCAATACTCTAACTTGTAACATATCATTTTCTTTAATTTGTGAAAATAATTCATTATTATAATGATGGTCGCGTGCTATAAAAATAATATATGGACTAATATTATCCTCCGTTAATAATTCAGCACGCACTCCAACTTTTGTAATAGATTTTGCTACACAATTTAACATCATTGACTCCACTGGATTTGTAATCAAACACTCAAAAACACATTCAAACACCAACTTATTTGAAAATAATTCACCACCCGAATATGTTAACAATTTTACACTATTATTTTTAACATAACCATCTTTAATACATTTATTTTCATTAAATTGTTTTAATTTAACCTCTAATGTGTTAAATAAATCAGAATTAACCTCGTTATAATTTAAAACTATTTTTTGCGTTAATAATGAACTTATATATATATGTAAATTAGTAGTTGAATTTTTACCAGTCAAATTTTTACTACTCAAATTTTTACTAATTTGAGTTTTGTCTTTACCTAGTTTTAATGAGTAGTTTTTATTTACTAATTTAGACATCTTGGTATATAATAATATTTTTATATTTAATATTTATTCAATTATATATATTAATATTATATTTTTATAATAACGCAAAAAAAAACAAATTAGCTAAAGTTATTAATCAATGCTTGAGATAAGTTAAAAAACCAATGTTTGTCGTCTTTTTTAATTAAATTATAATATCTAAAATAAATTTCCAAAGCATTGCAAAAAGTAATTTGATTGTACTTTTTTAGTTTTTCAATAATAGTATTAGATACTCCAATAGCAACAAACAATTTTTCACTATGCGCTTTTCCCGCTTGACTGCATCGCGCGCCTTTGTTTGAACCGCTTCGTATTTTGAAATATGTAATAAATTCTTTTTTGTTTTTTTCTGCTAATACTAAAAATCCGAGAGATTTTGCCAATGCCGATGGAGTTACTTTTTTATTATTAATAGTTTCAACAAAATCATCATAGTCTTCTGATTGTCCTAATGTTAATAATATATTAGAACCACTAATGTGAGGAGTTTTACTTTTTGTTATTATGTATAATGTATAATTTTTAAATTTACTCTTTTCTGCTAATATTAGTGCTTTTAATTTACCATTAGCACTTATTATTATATTTTCATTATAATAATATAACAATTCTTTTTCAAAATCAGTTAATCCAGACAAATTATAGCCATTATTTAATAAATAATTAACAAGTAAAATTGTTTTGTCATACGCGAGTTCATCTAATAAAATAGCAATTGCTAATTTTTGGGTAACACTTGTATTTAATACATCACTATTTTGTAACAGTTTAATAATAGTTCCATAACTTATAAATTTATTGTCATTACCAGCATAATTGTCTGGCATATTAGTAATATTATTATAATTAATATCAAGTTCAATAATTAATGATTTTACATAGTCTATATTTTCAATTGTTAAATAATTCGCGTCAAACATGTCAAAATTAATTTTTGTATGTGCTACTTTTGTGTTTACGTTAGGTTTTTTTGGCGTTTCTTTAACTTGCTCAGGTTGCTCAGGTTGCTCGGGTTGCTCGGGTTGCTTAGCTATTTTATCATCAAATACATCAAACGTTTCTGGGAGAGCAAAGGGTACACCATCTGGTTTAACTTGTATTGGATTAGAACGCTCAAAAATAGTAGCATCATTATTTAATAATAATGGTTGGAAAATATAAAAATTTTCAATATTTATTAGGTTACCTAAAGTATTATATTTATCAGTTATATAAATATTTTCATTATTTACCAATTGATCCAATGCATTATTAATATGATTTGTTGAATAATTGCTAAAACTAGTTAAATAGCTAATAATATAATCTTTGGAGCAAAAATATCTCTCTTTAAACAAATCCCTAATAAGTTTAATTATTGCCTCATTATTTGTTTGTAAATAAGACTCATTGTAAGAATAATTATTTTCTTCAATATCTTGTGTTAAACTCATTTTTATTTTATATTCTTCTAAATCAGGTTTACATTTATAACTACATTCGGCCATATAATCACATAATGGACTGTATGATTTATCACCAATATTATAAATTATTGTAGAATTATTTGATAATGTTATAGACAATTTTTTATTAAGCAGTTTTTCATCAAACTTTTGTTGCTCATAATTTAACATGCAATCAATAGAATGTTCTTTTAATATTCTACTAATGCCACCTATAACTTTTGCTTTTGCTTCTGCTTTTCTATAAATCAATAAATCAACAGCTTCAACATCATTATTCAATAGTGTACCATGCATAAATATTTGAACATTTCTTTCATTGAGAGGCATATTTTTATGACTACAAGTTCGTATTGCACGACCAATTATTTGCTCTATTCTATTTATATTAAACCACGGCTCTAAAATATGCACTTGTCTTATAAATTTTAAATCAATGCCTTCACTTCCCGCAGCAGAAAGAAGAATCACCTTAACATTTGTACCATCACTATTATTTGTATTAGTAGCTGCTTTTAAATCACCAACAACATCAGGAGATAAATTTTCATTGCCACTAATAATAATATATTTGGCTCCATTGAATTTTGTTCCGGGTGTTAATTCTGACTTTTTCCTATAACTAGCTATATCTAGCTCTTCACTTTGGGGTGTTAAAAATAGTGATTTATTTGCTCCATATCTTGAAAATCCGAGAGATTCTAGTGTTAGGGCAAATGGAATCAGTCCTGCATCAATAAATTGCGAATATACAATAACGGGTCCCTTACTATCAATAATAGAGTCTATTATTGATTTAATTTTAAAACTATATTTGCCAATACTATTAATATCAAATATATTGGGACTAGCACTATTTTTATACACATAATGATGCCTTGATTTAGGTGCATATGTTTCTTGATATTGCATAATATTATTAATACCTGCTTTTCCAATTACCTCTTTAATAGAAACCAAACTATTTATTTCTTCCAAGTTAATATTTTCTATTAATTGTGTAATATTATTTTCATAAGAGGCCATTTTTTCTTCAAAATAATTTTCTAATTTACTGTTTGGAAATACAATATTTAATGCTTCTAATGGTTTTTGTAATAATGTATATCCATAAGAATCCATGTCATTTAGTTTGTCTTCATCAAATTTTGATATATTATTTTTTAAAACAATATTGTATATAAATTCTTGATATGGAGAGATTTTAGTATTTATATATATATCAAATAGTTCTATTGATTGTGTTAATGGAGCACCATTAATTTTAAATTGGGGGTATGTTGTATTTAAAATACTGTTTGGTGATGAAAAATCATTTGGTAAAATTCTAAAAGGAAAGCTCAAAGGATTATCACCTTTTACATAACTAATATATCCAGTTATTTTTCGTTTAAATAACTCTAATCCCACTTCTTCTCCTTTGGCATTTACTAGAAAAGAACCATCACTATTAAATATATCTTTAATATCTACAATACTTCGTCTATCATTCATATTTAATATATTAATTAAAAAAACAATTTCTTTATAATCATTAAACATTGGTGTTGCAGATAAAAATAATAATTTTAAATTATTTACATTTTTAACTAGCTTTAATAACTCATTTGAAACCAATTTGTTAGTATTATCTTTTGACTGTCTTATATTATGAAATTCATCAATGATTATTAGTCTATTATCAAAAAACTTTTGCAGTCTTTCTGCTACTTTTTTTTTATGTACGCTTTCAGAGACAATTGCAGCATTTGCAGAATTTGATTTCTTTATTATAAGATTTGCAAACTGCGTGTAACCCATAAATAAGTAATAATTATTTATAATATTTGTCATAATTTTTACTAATTTTTCTCGTGTCAAGTTTTTATGTGTGCTATTAATTTCATCTAATATACTTTGACCCGCACAATTATTAATTGTCCATATGTTATTTTTAAATTCTAATTTTCGTTCATCAAATAATTGTAAATAGAAATTTTCTTGAACATTTGGAGAGGCTACTATTATAATACGTTCACTATAACCCATATATTTCAAATATTTTCGTGTTTCTTCAGCAACTCCTATTGCTGAACAAGTTTTGCCTGTTCCAAGTCCATGATAAAGTAATAGTCCATTATAGGGGGTGTTTATCGACAAAAAATTCTTTATAAATTTTTGATGCGGTGCTAGTTCAAAATCTTTATCACATATTTCATTGCTTAATTTTTCAAAGTCAGAATCTAAATTTACTTGTAGTTTATTTTCAGCAAATTCTTTTTTGTTTGCTATTTTAATATTAAAAAATTCATCATCTAAATGTGGATATAAGTATTTATAACTTTTATCAAATGACTCATTTAATTCTTTCATATTTAATAACTCAATTGCATTCAAAAAGTATTTCGTGTCACTTTTTGTTTTAACATTTTTTTCAAGAGCCTCTAATTCACTTTTAGTTAGTGTTAATTTGTTTATATTTTCTTTGAACATTTCTGATAACTTTAAATTATTATTGTCAAGAGGGGGTCTCGTATAACTATTTGTCTCGTCTTCTTCTTCCGCGCTACTAGCTTCTTCTTCTTCGCCATTAGCTTCTTCTTCTTCGCCATTAGCTTCTTCTTCGCCATTAGCTTCTTCTTCTTCGGCGCTAGCTTCTTCTTCGCCACTAGCTTCTTCTTCTTCGCCACTAGCTTCTTCTTCTTCGCTACTAGCTTCTAACTCATCTGGTTCTTTTGCATTTAATTGTTCCGACGGTTCCGTCATTATATATATAATCTATATGTTTTTAATAATTTATTTAAATCATTTATTATATTAGTTTTTTCATAGTTATAATCTCTAATATAATTACATACATTAGTAATAGGAACCCATTTTATTTCACTAATTTCATTAATTTGAAAATTATTTACAGGAATAATAGCATTATCAATAATGCCAACAAAATATTTGTGTTTATAAGATTTATAATTTGAACCAGTAAAAATTTCTTCAAATGGCACAATATTATTAAAAATGTCAATATCACTTTTTTTATATCCAGTTTCTTCTTCAAATTCACGCAATCCACATACAATATCTTTTTCATGATAGTTACGACGCCCTTTTGGAAACCCCCATTCGGGTTCATTATACTTTTTATCACATAAATCAATTAAATCTTTTAAATTGTAACTTTCTAAAATATTAACAAAACCACATTTCAATTTATTAAATTTTATTTTTGATAACTTCTCCTCGTTTCTATACAAGTTATTTGTATTATAATTCCATAAATAATTCCATATTGTAGCAAAATCATTTTCTAATAAGAAAGTTCTCTCATTTATGCTCATATTATTTAATAAATTTAAAATATAATTTTTATCTTCCATAATATATTTGCCCCTCATAAAGTCTATAAATGCTAAACTGTCTTTACGCTTTATTATTAATAGTTCAATAACATTTTCAACATGTTTTAAATCAGCATTAAACTTTTTAACTATTCGTAAGGGAATAATTCCAATACTTGTTACCGGAACACGACAGTTATGAAATAAATGCCCTAACTTACCACAGTTGTTGCAAAATACTTGCTTCTTAATATTCATAATTAGCGTAAATAGCCAGTTAATGTATTAACGTGTTATTGTTTTATATTTATTTAAAATAGACATTTAATCGCCATTTAAATTAAATTAGAATATATATAAAATGGATTTAAAAGAACTGCGAAGTTATCGCATTCAATTTGAGCAACCATATTACAATTCAATTGGTTTAGGTATGTCATTATTTGATTTATTTATGACATTTTTTATTGCCTATTTAATTGAACCATTTGTAAGAGTATATACTAGACTAAATAGACAAGCATATTACTTAATGTTATTACCGTTAGGAGTATTTAGTCATATATTAACAAATCAACACACATTCTTAAATGGTAAATTGTTTGATAGTTCAATCAATTTATATAAAGTGATAATGATTATTATAGTAATAAAATTAATATATGAATTAGGCAAGAGTTTTTATGGTAAAAACACGTAATAGTTTTATTAATGTTATTTATAAGTTATGCCCCCTAATTTAAAAATATCAAATAATAATGTATCAAATAATAATGTATCAAATAATAATGTATTGAATCCAACAATATGGGGTCCTCATTATTGGTTTGTATTATATACAATTGCACTAAGTTATCCCAATAATAGCAATGATTCAACAAAAAAGAAATATTATGACTTTATAACAAATTTACCATTATTTTTACCAATTAGTGATATTGGAAATATATTTAGCCGATTTTTAGATGCTTATCCAGTTACACCATATTTAGACTCGCGCGAGTCATTTATAAAATGGGTTCATTTTATACATAATAAAATAAATAGTTATTTAGGAAAACCTGAAATAACATATTATGAAGCAATGAATAAATATTATGAAAACTATAAATTGCAAGAACTAAAGAAAAATGATGATCGCAAAAATAAGCAAAAATATATTTTTGGAAGCTTGATAATATTATTAGTGTTAATAATAATAGGAATAAGTGTTAAAGTTTAATATACTTAATATACTTAATATACTTAATATACTTAATATAATTGTTTAATATAATTATTTAATATAATTATTTAATATAATTATTAATATTAACTATGAAATTAGAATTGCTTATATTAACTGTAACAGGTTTTGTATTATTAAATACATATTTTGAAGGTAAATTAATACAAAAACTTAAAAATTACGAAAAATATTATAAAATGGGGTTAATTGCTTTTATTGGGTTATGCATATATTTATTTATTAAAAAAAATCCCGCAAATTATAAAGATTTTGTTCATAATACAAATGGGTATATTAAATATTTACCAATAGATAGAAATACAGCAAGTTTTATAACTCCTATTATTGATTTTACATCTAAATCGATAACAAATGAATTAAATAGCAATTATAATTTAAGTAATGGAACAAATATAAGAGAGTCTCAAAATTTACATAGGTCAATTAATACTAATTTGACAAAACAACAGCAAAAAATATTGCAATCAGGTAATACTTCAACAAAACGAAGTGTGAGCGAAACCAAAAAAAAATATGTAGCAGCATCACAAAATTGGCATTGTAAAGACTGTCAAAAACAATTACCTGCATGGTTTGAAGTAGACCATGTTATTAAACTAGAATATGGCGGTTCAAATTCTATTGATAATTTAGTAGCTTTGTGTAGAGATTGTCATGGTAAAAAAACTGCATTTGAAAACTTATAATTGAAAACTTATAATTGAAAACTTATAATATTGATTTTAACAAACTTAGTAATTTATATTATTAATATTATTTAATATGGCACAAATATTAAAAACAAGTTATAACTTGGTTAGTACCACTTCAGATAAAACAGTGGCATTTCTTAAAAACAGTCTAAATATTTTTCTTGATATAATAGTTAACGGAATAAAATTTAAATCTAATGCAACAGATTCATCAACTCATGTATATTATTACTATAAGTATATAACTATTATATTAATAGCTCTAGTATTTGGACTGCTATATTATTTAAATACTTATCAAAATTTATTTGGAATAAAAAATACACAATATGAAATTTTGGGAGCGCTTGTATTATTAGGTATAGGAATCTTTTATTTTCTTTTTTTAGTATTTAGAAACAATAGCAATAATACAATTTTTGAAGAGGATAGAATGAAATTAGACAATAACGCACTTAAATCAAAGAATTTAAGTAATAATACTTATTATGATAAAGATTATAATGTAGATAATGATACAATCAAAAACACACTTGTAAAACCATTACTAACTTTGTTTATGTATATTGGGTTATTATTTTTTATATTAATAAGTGTATTATATATTGTTAATTATGTATTGTATTCACAAAAAAATAGTAATTCATTTAGTATTACACAATCAATTATAAGTTTAACGATTGTAATTGTTGTGTTAGCAATTATTGCCGCTACTTTTTCAATAAAGTCATCAAATGCAAGTGATGATTGTATTAATGAACCTGAAAATATGCTTATCTATAATTACATTTGTATTATGAAAAAAGTAATTTTTTTTATACCATGTTTGTTAGTTATTGCTATTGATGAATTAAATAAAGATATTAAATTAACACCAAACTCTGTATATTTATTACTTTTTATTTTACTATTTCTTATAACTTTATTATTTATTGTACCATTCTTATTTAATTATTCTAGAACATTAAATAAGAGCAGCTTATTAAAAGGAACAGGACCCTATTATTTAAATGAAATGAAAGTAATTGGTATTTATCAAAATCTTAATAAAAATGTTAATGCTAGTGTTGATGTTCCAATACCAAAAAATGATGTTGAAACCATTAGTCATATAAAAAATCCAATTGATGCCCTGCTAAATAATTTAAATTTAAATAAAAAAGACAAAACAATATTTAAGACATCCGAATCCGATAGTTCAACACTAATTGGTTCTGAAAGCAAGGAAGTAACCAAACAAGCACAAGAAAATACTAGTGATACAAAAGGTTACAATTTTAAATTATTTAAAAATGATTATAATGGTGTTTACAATATTAAAACCAGTTTTTATGATCCACCCACAGTTGTTAAAAAATTTCCATATAATTATTCATACAGTATAAGTTTTTTTGTGTATATTAACCCACAACCTGTAAATACATCAGTTGCGTATAATAAAGATACTGAAATATTTAATTATGCCTACAAACCAGTAATATATTATAATGGAAAAACACAATCTATTATTATTAAATCAAGAACATTAAATAATAAAGGAGACCAATTAGATACTATTTATGAAGGAAAAAATATAAAACATCAAAAATGGGTGTTTTTTGTTATTAATTATGATAATAATAGTATTGATGTTTTTATAGATGGCAAATTGGTTGGTTCAAAAAAAGACGTAACTCCATATTTTAAAGGCGATAAAGTAACAATAGGAGAAAATGAAGGAATACATGGAAGCATAAAAGAAATAAGCTATTATGATAGTATTAAAAGTCCTCAAACAATTGAGCTACTATATAATTTAACAAGTAATAAATAAAACTAATAAATAAAACTAATAAATAAAACTAATAAATAAACAATGTTTAGTTACTATTTTATATTTAAATATATTAAAATTTTAATATATTAATATTTTAATATATTAATATTTTAATATGGGAATATTTAATATTATTATTGTTGTAATTTTGATTATTGTGGTAATATGGGGACTTCGCAATTTGTTTTTTAAAACAAATATAATTTATGATGCGATGTGTGACGCAGCAGCTCCAGTATCGTTGCAAAATACAGTTACTTCAATGTTTGTATCAAATAGCAATGTAATAATGGCAAAAGATATACCAGAAAATAACTCATCTAATTTTACACTAAGTGTTTGGTTTTATATAGATAATTGGGGAAATAATATATCAAATGAGAAAAATGTATTGTATATGTCGGTGGATTCAAGTGCTCCAACATTACCAGAACTATCTTCAGTACTGACTGGACTAAGTACTAAAGTAGAAAAAGATATTGGTATAAATCAACTTAAACCTAAAAATATTAACATTGCTTTAGATAAATATGAAAATAATTTATTAATTGATATTGAAACATATTTAGACAAGAATTCTGGTTCAACATCTACTAGTGCTAGTGCTAGTGCTAATAAAAGAAATTATACAAGATATAAAATACCAAATATTCCTGTTCAAAAATGGAACAACTTAACATTAAGTGTTGATACAAGAACATTAGATGTATATTTAGATGGAAAATTGCGGAACTCATTTATAATGCAAGGGTTATATAAAAATTATTACAGTACAAGCGAGAAAAAAAATATATATATAGGAAATATGTCTCAAGGCACTAATGCTTCAAATAATAACGGTACAAATAGCGGTTTTGAGGGCTATATTACACGAATTCGTTATGAAAATGATTCTATAAATCCACAAGAAGCATACAATATTTATAAAGAAGGAATTGATAAATCATTGGCAAAATCGCTATTTAATAAATATAGATTAAAAGTAAGCTTTTTAGAGTATAATAAAGAAAAAGGCAGTATTTCAATATAATTTATATAATTTATATTATATTAATATATATAATTTTATATATTAATATAATGAATCCTCCGGAAAGTATATTTACTAATATTAAAAAAAATATTGACTCAGTAATTCCATATAGTGCTGAAGCCAGGCTAAAATCAACAAATGATTTCTTATCATCAAATACAATGATAGCAAAAATTACATTTTTATTAGCAATAGTAGTAATTTTTTCATTCTTATTTTATATTGGAAGTAAATTATTATATTATTTTTTTTCACCATCAGAAACGCCTTTTTTAATATATGGATTAAAAGACGGAACAGAAGGAGTAACCATTACACAGTCTTTAGGCGAAAGAGGATCCGTCCCCATTTTGCGCAGTAGAGATGAATATGAAGGAATAGAATTTACTTACGCATTTTGGATGCATGTTAGCGATGCAGATTACAAAGAATCAATAGACTTTAAACATGTATTTAATAAGGGGTCTTCTCCTAATTCACAAGGGGAAGGAGGAACTGGATTATTTGGACCTAACAATTCTCCCGGTGTATATTTATATAATGGAAAAAAAAATATGAGTGATGATTTACTAGACAAGTTTCCCCTTTTAGGTATGTTAGTACGAGTGAATGTTTTTCATAATAATGAAAATAACAATAATTCCTATTATGATGATATATATGTGGACGGTATTCCTATAAAAAAATGGGTATGTGTAGTAATTAGAGTAACATCGCAAAATATTGTTGATATTTATATTAATGGTAATTTAACAAAACGGCATAAATTATCAAATATTATTAAGCAAAATTACGATAATTTATATGTAAATTATAATGGGGGATTTGATGGCGCCATTTCTAATTTAAAATATTATAATTATGCTATAGGAACTTTTGAAATTAACTCAATAATGTATAAAGGTCCTAATCTTACAACAAGTAAAAAAAGTAGTCTTAAAGATACAAAAGCCGATTATTTATCTTCAAATTGGTATTTTAACAATACTGATATAATATCATAAATAATATCATAAATAATATCATAAATAAGATTATTTATGATTAACTAAAAACTTATTATATATTAATTACTAACTTATTATGTCATTGAATTTAAGTGCTTCACAAAATAATTATATTATTTTAACACAAAATAAGATAAAAAATGTAAATGAAGGTGCAAAAATATTTATAAAAACACGTGTTGTTACACCTCAAAGGAGAGTACAACTATATAATCGTTTATATAATTCACCTAATTATACAAATAATATAATATTAAGTTATAAATTTAATAACTCGGTAAATTGTTTATTAACACTAAATAACATACAAAATAACATTAAATTTCTTTTTACTGATAGTAGTAACAAGAAAAATGGCAAAATAATATTTGTTAAAAATAGTAATGCAAATAACTACAATATAGATAGTAATTATTTAATATTTGCAACACTAAATGAGTTTACGGAATCAAATGGCAAAAATTTGGCATTTCATTTAAATTATTACTTTAATAATATTAAAATTAGTAATAACAATTTTTATAACATTATTGGAACAACAAATTATAATTATGATTATTATAAACTAAATATAAAAGACTATATATTGAGAGATTACAGTTATAATTTTTTTGTTGCTAGTGTAAATAATGATATATGTTATAACAATTTAAGCTTTAGAATTGGTGCTATATCAGAAGATTATTCTAATAATCTCTATATAGATATTTGTGCAAACAATTTTAACAGACTTTCTGATATTTCTAATATATCAAGATTGGTAAAATACAATAATAATACCACTACTACTTACCCTATATATAACAATATATACAATAAATATTATGTTTATAATAAAAAAATACACTATGATGTCATTCTAAGTTGTAGTGGTAATACATTAACACTAAGTTTTGACACTTTTTTGATTAAGACAAATACTTTTGCAATAGCAAAAGACTCACAAAGCAAAATTCTTTTTGATACCAATAATAGTATATATTTTTTAAATGTACAAGTTTCCACACCATTAAAACCAATTCTCTTTGTTGAAAAATTAACCAAACCACATATTATTTATTTATCATTGGGAAATTTTAGAACTGGTCTTGTTCAAAGTGATATATATAATAATATTGCTTTAGCACCTAATATGGAAAAGTTATATTTTATGGAAAATATAACTGCAAATGTCATAAAAAACCCAATTAATGTAGCAAAAAAATATAATACACTTATACCATACTTAACTAACCAATTTTTGTATGATACTGAGTTGTCGGCAAATATACTTTTAAAAACCGTTACTATTAATAGTATTTATACTAGTATTAATAAAATTTTTACTGTTAATTTTAGTAATTTATTTGACCTCTCAAATTTAAGAAATTATTATAATAGTTTTAATAATCTTGCTTTTACTACTTTAATCAATAGTATTATTAGACCTAATGTTAATTATTTCGATAACTATAGTAATTATAATATTAATTCAATTAGTTTTGATATAGTAAGTGTAACAAGTAATAACTTATATACCAGAAATTCAACAGCTCA